GAAGCCACGATTTGAAACAGGAACCACTTCAATGAGTTTCACAAAGAATTCACCGCGCTTCTTCAGGGTGCCCATGAACTCGCTACCTTTGTGCGCTTCCTTGAACTTGGCTTGGTCTTCTATACGAGCCATTTCTTTTTTGTAAACGTCAAACATAGCCGCCAAGATAGCCACTTCATTCGACTTGATATCGCCTGTACGAGAACCATTGCGAAGAACATGGATTCCGCTATTAAGGAAATCGTTGCGGTTGTCGGTATGAGCATTAGCCCAGTTCACCATCGACATACCAAGCATGGTCAGGGTATTGGTTCGTGGATCTATAGTGGAATTTTGATATGCCGCGAGGGCAACGACCGAAGTAGGCGTTTCGCCTGTGGCCATGGCTTGGGTCTTAGATACAAACCCGTTCAAGTCAATCTCCGCTTGAATATGGCGAAAGATGAAATTGAAGTTGATACGGATGTTTTTCGCTTTGGTCATGGTTCTCTCCGGTTGCTGATCTTACTATCTGATCATGCACCATTTCCAACCAAATGTCAAGTGTTTTTATCGAATAATATCAAAAATTATTTTTTCTATTATTTCAGTCCTTATGTTAAAAGCACCATTTGTTGACCTAAAAGCATTGCCCGCCCAATCAGCGGTTCTGATTTTTTCATATAAATCTTCATCTGATACAATTTTTAAGCCAAACCCACGCCGCTGGGGCAATTCCTCAAAATTGGAATATGCTTTCATTGCGCTTTCACCAAAACATGTAGATGGTATATAAACATCACACGAATTTATATGTTTTTTATTCCTTGTTGAACCAGGTGAACCACCATCCGAAAGAGAATAGATGGTTACATGATCACTAACGTCAATATCAATTTCATTAGATGCTTCAACAATAATGTTTCCCCAGACCTGAAACACAACATTCACAACAACCGATTTGCCGTCTGGATAAAAGAAAGAACTATCGATTCTTTCAGAATGAATTAGATTCAATCCTTTAACTCTTTTTTTACAACTGCCTCGGCCGTTACTATCAAATGTCTGTGGTAAAATAAAACAAACAAAATCACTAAATTTACTGGCGTGATTAATGAATTTTAATGCCATGTGTCCCCTGAAACCAAATGGTGGATTACCTATACATATATTATTTTCCGTACTAGGAAACCATGAAAGAAAATCAGACTTCAGAATATCATCAATCTTGGGTTCGATATCCACACCAATTCTCTTTTCTTCGGGTAACAGATTGTAAAAAGCACCAGCACCCGCAGAAGGTTCTATGAAATTATATTTTTCAATATCAACACCAAGGCTCTTGAGGATTTCATATGTTTTTGAAATACAGCTTTTTGCCGTTGATATATTTGTGTAAAATTGATCTTTTTCGCCGAAACTCAAATCATCTAAATTTGTTTCCCCGGCACTTAATTTACACAAATCAAGATAATATTGAGAGGGCACCCTTTTCTTCTCATTCCATCGACCGATGGCGTCAACACCAACACCCATATGTTCTGAAATTTCTTCAATCGAATGCGACGACAACAATTCTTCAAATAAAACCAATGTTTTATTCATCAAGATAACCTATCATTGATAAATGATGATATGTTTTTATGAGTGGTGTTTTTGTCTACATAAATAGCCATTTTTTCACCTACCATTCTTGTGTATCCCTTTCTTACATCTTTAGTTTTCATCATATCAAATTTGAAGCCGTCTTTACAAGGAGTTTTAACACGTTGTAAAATCGAATGTTTTTCGCCCCTTTTCGGAAATTCGGAATGTTTGTGGATGGTTATATAAAAATTCCCATCTTCACCAACACACCTATCATAGAACATCAGATAATCCCAGCCGTCTTCCTTAATACTGTCATGCTGCCACGAATCGAGGTTGCGGCCTTCCATAGAAGATTTAACTTCGACTTTCTTTTGGGTGGCTTTGCCATCAGGCATTTCAGTTATGACAAAATCATAAGTATCGGCGTCTTTGGATGAAATATTAGAATCGCCTTCCCAAAAAACACCGAAGCCAATAGATTCTAACAATGCAACACAAAATTCTTCACCATTGCGACCACGTTCGTCTGTAGACATATGACCCAATTTTTGATATGGTGATTTTTTCCATATATCATTATTCATAGATTTTATAGTTTTTTCAGCCACCGACCGGGAAATCTTCAAAGGATTTTTCAACATTTTCAGTTCCTATATTCAACTTACTATTTGTTCATAGAGGAAAACTAAGCAAATGTCAAGACAATTCTTCAATTATTTTGAAAAAAGTTTCCCTTGCGGCATCCATATCATGGCTCCACCTGTCACCACCATCGGGATATTTCACCCAGTCGCATGGTTCGTCTGTGGGGTAATCTTCATCGGTGGCTTCCCACACCCGTTTATATTCCTTTGCAGCCGTAAGTAGCAAAGCGTTAAAGAGTTGCACTTCTGGTTCAGTCATTTCGCACCACCATCACGGGCACCATTAATACCAAGCCCAGCATTCTTGGCGATCAGATATTCCCGATACTCTGCAAACTTGGGATCCATTTTCATTTCATCCAGTTCGGCTGTCCTGTCTTTGATTTGCTTTTTAACCTCTTTCAATTCGTCATGGGCTTTAAACAAATCTCGTTTGTCATACAAAGAGGCTTCCATGCGGTTAGCAAGAACCTGGGCTTCTTCAATCATGCCCTTCATATATGAATAATTGTGGCCTTCGTGCGCTGTACGCATTTCTTGCAGAACGTCGCAGATATAACGATTAGGCATTTTCTACTCCTCAAGAGCCTGAATGATTGTCTGGATTCGCATTACGTCCATGGCAATATCGTGCCGTGGATCGTGGGCGATAAATTTGTCTTCTAATCCATCGGGAATGTATTTGTTGCTAACACCTGAACCCCAAGAGAGTCCTTCAATCATGGTGCGGGTGTCACGGATATTGTAGAATTTGTAGGGTTCCGGGTTGCCCGTAGCAAGACAGAGGCTTTCCATAAACATAGGGTCAAAGGTATTTCCTCGGGTGTAAACCTTCTTTGGGTTCGCACAGTAGGCGACCACGCTATCGTACAGAGTGTCGATAGAAACATCGGTGTCCATAGGGCGAATCATTTTCTTCGCTTCTGCATTTTGTGTAGCCCACCAATCGACGGTAGACTGCATGACCTTACGACCATATTTCTGAACCTGTTCGCCAACATCAAACTTGATGAACACGGCTTTCGCAACCAAGTCTTCATATTCATAGACGGCTTTTTCATCATAGGCTAACATGCCAAGAGAGACAACAACACCATCATATGGATTCGTTGACATTGTTTCAAAATCAAAAATCAGGCAGTCATTCGCCATTGTCATCACCTTTGCTATAACCAAGAACGTCCTTGACGGACAGTTGTTTCACAGTCTGGCTCAATGTCCACCGATGAAGAATTCGTTTTTCATCATTGCGATCGTGGCTCATAACAAGGCCCGCATTATACAGACTTTTAAACATTTGTTGGATGGTCATTTCACTCTCCTCTTGAAAATCGGTGGTGCAGTTTAACGTCATGCGCCCGGACGAGAAGTACGGATTTGCCGGCGGTACTTGTACTATCGCCGTATCGCTGCCTAGCGAGAGAGGTGAGAGAACTAGGCAGCAATCTTGTATCTGTCAACCATTACAGTTGCCAGCATGATTGCTTCTGGAGTCATATCTTCTCCCGAAAGAATTGACTTCAAAATGTTCGGTGAGAAACCTGAAACAAGCGCCGTGCCCGCTTCATCAAACCGAACGGGAACATTACCGTCACGGGCGTTCAGGTTCCAGAATACCACGTTTGGCATTTCGTAACCAGCCTGACGGAACAGAGTCTTGGTTGCTTCCATGGCAGTCAAGTTGAAACTACCTGAAGCGCAATGGTCGAACTCCATATCAGACAGGATAACCAGCGTCTTAGGCATATCCTCTTGTGGAACACGGTGAGTCTGGGCGTGTGACAAAATCTTAGCCATAGCCTTCATCAAATCGGTGTTCATGCCCCAATCAGACCGGATCATTGACATAAACTTTTCAATGATATCACCCTTTAAGTTTTCCAACTTTGGGTTACCGGAGAAGGTCAAGAACGTGTCCTTAAAAGCGCCCTCTTGCTTGTCTGCGATATACAAGCCAAGAGAGACCGCAACGTCCATACATGACAGGTTGTTGTTACCAGCAACGGGGCAACCCATTGAACCGGAGGTGTCAACCATAGCCAGTATGTTGTCGTCACCCAACATGTTTGGAAGGGCGTTCCATTGCGCGATAATTACTTCCTTGTTAGAAACGGTGGTATCCTGACGCCAACCATAATTCATGTTAGCCCGCAGAGACTTGATAACGTCATAAGGATAGATAGCCCCGGCGTTGATCTTTTCAGTGCCTGCTTCTAGTCCCTCACGGTACTTGCTATAAGCATCCGTTGCGTTCTTAGAGAAAGCCTTTTGGTAACGAGCAGCCGCGACAGAAGGTACCTTGCCGAATTCAATTGCGTCCCATTCTTTGGCGCACATTTGAGATTCAACAACCTTAGTCAGACCCACCAGAGTCTTGCGATAGAATTTTGGTGACCAGCCGAGGTTGCGACGAATATCGGCAGCCTTCTTACCCTTACGAGGCATCCACTTAGCGCAGAGACCGTCACCAGCCTCAAGTGCCTTACGAATCATTTCGATTGCATAAACTTGGGCACGACCTGTGCCGCAATTCAGAATATCATCCCAGCGACCCAATTCAGGCACCATTGCCAGTACGCTTTCGAATTCGTCTGGGTCCATGGTGCGTTCCATAACCAACAGTAGGCTACGGAAGGTCTGGCGTTCGCCAGCACCACCACGAATATCGCGGGCCCATAGAGCCGTACGAATAGCGAGGTCGGGGTTATGTTGGAAGGCTTTAGAGAATGCGCCTGTAACATCGCTGTTACGGCTAGACCCAATTTGGAAAAACAGGTCAGTGTTTACGTCAAGTGACGATGTGCGGGTAGCCATACCATTGAAGGTAAGCCCGTAGTCGTCACGCATACCAAGAGACTTGGTGTTGATTGAGTCGGTGAAAGTGTTCATCATTCTCTCCATTATAAGTTAGCAGGCTCGACTTGGTTTTTTATACAAAAAAAGTTAGTTGCTGTAACGAGCCTTAAAAGTTTCGTCAGGGTGACGATATTTATCGACGGCTTTTACCTCCGCCTACAGATTGTTTCTGCCCTTATTATTTTCTGTGGTATCGGCGCCCACTGGCTAAAAAATTTAGTTGCTGTATTCACCCTAGTAAAGTTTAACGGGATGCCAATTTACAGTTTTCTTCTGCATTCTAATTTTTTCCAGTGGTTAGACTTCCACCCAGTCCCATATTTCAGAGACATTCTGATTTGTTTTAGTTGCTGAAATCATCCCTAATTTCGTAATCTTCATTATCTTGATCATACTACGTTTTTTGTGTTTCGTCAATACTTTTTTTGAGAAAATATTGACATACCTGTTTCAGAGAATTGGTACTCCCGGCTGGACTTGAACCAACATCATAACCGTTATGAGCGATAGGCTTTACCGTTAAGCTACGAGAGCAATCTTGGAGCGGCCAGGGAGAATCGAACTCCACTCAGTACGGGTTGGAAACCCGACGACTGATCCCGTCAGCTTGGCCGCAATTGGTGCCGCTACGAGGAATCGAACCCCGAAATTCTGATTACAAAACAGACATTATGCCATTTAATTATAGCGGCGTTATTTCTTATTTCTCGGCTGGTCCTTCAATTGCGTTGATAACTTGTTCAACAGGATCAAACCCCGCTTCAATCGCAGCGGCTTCGGCAATTAGGTCTTGACCTTTATCACCAAATACTTTTTGTGGTGCGAGCCAGCGAATGCTTCTTGCAAGACGGGTAGGGCATTTTGTAATTACGCCACCGTTTGCTAGGAATTCGGCTGTCAGTCTTTCAATTTCTTTTCGTTGTTGAATTTTCTCAATTGAAGGCGATACCATCATTGTCTCTCTCCGATGTTTCAGTATTTATTGATCATAGTCTATTTGGGTCGAAATGTCAATACTTTTTATCCGCCCATATAAATCTGGTCAAGCATTTCTTTGAAGGCAGATACCTTTTCAACACGATTGGGCCACAAGATATATTCCTTTTCAGGGTTTTCACAGAGGTTCCGCAAGAGTGGTTGAATGGCATTATACAAATTATTCAACTTCTCGTCGGTCTCCTCTAAATCAAGTTGTGTTTCTGAGGCAGCCAGCGTCGCTGTTTCCGAGGCTGCGACCGCTTCTGTTACTACGGTCAGGTCATCGCCATCAACGAGTGAAAAACCAAAATCAAATTCTTCCATCTAAATCTCCAAGTCTATTTTGTTGCCCATGTGGTCATACTTAGGCAATTTCTTTTCGTCTTTATTTATGTCATCAGGTGGCGTAGGTGGTTCGACTTTCCGCCTTTGCTCAATCCTTTCGTCATATTCAAATGTTGATCTTGTTTTGGCTAATTTCATTGTCTCTCTCAAATTGGTTACGACAGGCACCGTCGCGCCCATCGTCTTAGTATATCCTGCTCTTGGACCTACAGATATACCGTTATTGGTGCCACTAGATAGAATCGAACTATCATCTATCCCGTACCAGGGGATTGCATTGCCATTGTGCTATAGCGGCAGTAATTCTTGTGGTAAGTCGACCATATCAATCAATGTGATTTTATCGCCGTACAGACCTTGTATTTTATCCCATATCCCAGCCTGCGCCATTGACATTCTTTCAGCGCCAACATGACATTTATAAATGCTACCCGAATGACCGTGGAATAAATAACAATCATCTTCTTCAAGGTAACTTGTGTAGGCGATACCAGAATTGATTCTCCATGAATCGCCGTCGAGATATCCACCACTCCAACCACCAAGAACTTTGTAAAGAACCTCGTCGTCGTCGTTTTCAATCCGCATAATTTTCCAGTGGTGCGGGTAATATTCAGTCATTTTCGGCCTCCGATTTTTCTTTCCAGCCTGTATCACATGATTTTTTTAAAATCCATATTACCGATAATGGCAACAAGACCAAAGACATTGAAAGAATTTCTGATTGAAAATATGTTAAACCAATTACCATTCCTATCATAATAGACGCGCCGGCGACCAGCGGGCCAATCCCGATAACAATAAACGCCAATAAAATGAGAGGAATTGTGACAGCGCGTGCCAGCCATAAGAATAATTTGTTTCGGCAATATTCAGTTTTTGTTTTTGACTCATCTTCTAAATCAGAAAGATACTGCATAGGTATGGTCAAAAAATTGCCCACAGGTGTTATAAACGTATCCACATAATCTTCGTAATCGTCAAATCCAAACATTTTCATTCTCTCTCAAATTGGCGAACCCTGAAGGAGTCGAACCTTATGCCATCCACCCAACTCTAAGGTCCGGTTTAGAAGACCGGTGTCGGGAACAGGGTCCTAAAATTTATTCTGTGTCAGCCGTTTCAGAAACAACATGATCTTCACGGTGTGCCATTACAGCAATTTTGTATCGACGGCCAAATTCTTCAATTTTTTCAGCCAGCGCCAATTCAATTTCAGAATCTTCGCTATGCATCCAGGCATTTTTCAGCCCTTCGCTTTCGATATAGTTAAGCAAGACTTCCTCAAGGTCGAGAGGCGGAACCTCAATCGACATTTGTTCGTCGTCGCCTTGTGCGGTCATGCAAATATACAGTTTGGGTTTTCCGGCAATGGAATCCATACCGATGGTCGCACTAACATCAAGTTCAAATTTCATAATCAATTCCTTAGTTGGCAGCCCCGCGTGGATTCGAGCCACGATTTCCTGTGTCAGAGACAAGCGTTTTGCCGTTAAACTACAGGGCTAATTTCTAATGCAACAAATTTTCAAGGCTGAATAATCAGCCCAAGGACAACAACCACGGCGACCCATAACTTGACTTGAAACATCAGCCAATAGGTATCATGCTCGTTCCATTTCATAATCAAATCTCTCTTTTGTTTCTCTATCTTAATTTGATCTTACGCCATAACGGCGCAAATGTCAATACTTTTAAGCGAGATAATTCATTTGGTCGAGAGGCATTTCGACAATTTCTGGTGAGTTGATTGGGTAGCGAGTTTTATCACGGGTAGCGAGTGCGTCTTTTGCTGCACCTTCGCTATGGAATACGCCGAAGACATATAAGCCTTCATGCTTGACATTTTCAGTCAGTAGGAATACGGTGACAGGCATCGGCTAACTCCTTTGTGCGGTATCTCTTATATAGTGATCTTCGCACAAAGCAAGGCAAATGTCAAGTCTTTTTTTTGAGAATTGGCGGATAGCGGAGTATTCGAAACTCAAACATTTCTGTTCCCTTCGGTTAGCAACCGAGCCTAGAACCTATCTAGTTCACTATCCATTTCTCTTTTCTTTACAGCTTTTCGGTATTCTATGTCATGGCGGAGCTTTTCAAGGATATGTTTCAAACCTTTGTTAGCATTACCAGGCATCTTATGCGTTTCAGAACTTTTGATGATTGTATGAATATCGAAAAAACTGATTTGACCACCAATGGAACATTCTTCAATCAACCCGGCTATTTGCCATGAGGTTCTACCCCAACAAACACCGCGTTTCTTTTCTTGTCGCAATGATTCATCATTGACCAGATTTTTCACGGCATCAGCATTAAACATAGTTTGCGCTAATTTTGATTTCGGGTCCATCATAAACTCCATAAAAAGTTGCCGCAGTCGCGTACCTGCTCCCTTTCGGGTATGCGCCTTAGTGGTGTCTGGGCCTTACTATCGGAACCCCAAACTGCGATCTCTTATTAAGCGGCTACTTCAACGCCGCCTGTCCATTCACCCAACCATGGTATCCATGATTCGTGGGCCACCTTCAATGGGTACATACGACGAAGGTCGAGTAACTTCCAATATGAAGGCGTGTATGGCTTATGCTTTGGCTTCCAACGACCCTTAGGTGCGAAGTCGCTTTTTGCGTTGTTGCATGTTGCACAACAAGCCACTACGTTATCCCATACGTTGCGACCACCCTTTGATTGTGGGTGAACGTGGTCAACGGTGATGTTGGTCAAGGTCAGACCCTTCTCACAGTAGGCGCAGACGCCATGATCTCTGTAGTAAAGGTATTCAGACGTTAGACCAATGATACGTGGGATGTTGGTGTATTGCTTCCGCATGATAACAGAAGGCCAAGCCATCTGTAGCGTTGGTGTTTGAATCATTCGGTCGTATTCTTCAACAACAGAACATGTACCATTAACGATTCTTGTCACAGCATCTTCAGCCGGAATCCATTCCGGTATCGGCAAAAGTTGGATGGGTGTCATATCCGCATTTAATACTAATGTTCTTAAACCAATCATGATAACCCCCTTTGCCGAAATTTCCAGTGTTATAAATAATGTTAGTCGCGGTGTATCAAGCACCCACTAACCCTAATGCTTTATGGAGCAATCAGCATATGACTATTTATTACACCTACAGAATCACTTCCAAAACTACTGGTCAGCATTATTATGGCGTTCGCTATGCGAAAAATTGCCATCCTCATGGTTGGATTTGAACCAACGACCTACGGCTTTCAATGCAAAATTAGTGGCTGAAGGTATCCTAAAAATTGGCAGCCCCTGTAGGATTCGAACCCACAACCACCTGACTCAAAATCAGGCGCACTACCAATTGTGCTAAGGAGCTAGAATTTGGTGGACCCGGTCAGATTCGAACTGACAACCTTTTCCGTGCAAGGGAAATACACTCCCAATTGTGTTACGGGCCCATGAATTGGAGCGACCGGTCGGATTCGAACCGACATATTCTTGTTGGCAACAAGAGATTCTACCTTTGAATTACGGCTGCATTGTTTGGTACCCATAGTAGGATTCGAACCTACAAACACAAGTTTTTAAGACTGGCTGCGTTTCCTGGTTAGCATATACGGGCAGAATTTGGTACCCATAGGCGGAGTCGAACCCCCAAACACCTGCTTTTGAAACAGGCCGCTTTGCCATTTGCGTATACGGGCATATTAAACGCTGAAGGATGAACCGCAACCGCACTGATTTTTGTGCATGGGATTATTGAACACAAATCCCGATTGAAGTAATTCCTCAACATAATCTATCTCTGTCCCGAACAGGAACAATTGAGATTTTGAATCTATCAATACTTTGATGCCATGCTGATCTAAAACTTCATCGCCTTCCTCAATCTCGTTTGAGAATTCCATGAAATTTGAAAAGCCAGAACATCCACCCGATTTCACGCCCAAGCGAACAAACAAATAATCCTTACCTTCTAGTAGGGATTTCATTCGGGTAGCGGCGTTCTCGGTTATCGTTGCTATGTCATTCATATTGGTATTTATATGTCCTTCTTATAAACATGCGGGCGTTCTACCATTAAACTAGCCAAGGTTTCCCCGGAGTGGGACTCGAACCCACATTTCCCGCTAACTCTATAAGTTCTCCTAAAGCTGATTATCTACCGCGTGTAGTCGCGTCCATAGGATAGGCGTGTATTGACGCCTCGTTTTACTTCTGACAAGTATTTTGGTGCTAGGAGAGAGATTCGAACTCCCACCGCATGGTTCTTCAAACCATCGCTCTACCGTTGGAGCTACCCTAGCGAATATTTTTCAAAATCTAAGTCTTCAATAATCAATATATTTTTATCTTTATGTTGTTTTTGAACTTCAATCATTTTTTCTTTATCGTTGCCCCACCAATATCCTTTTATTTCTATGAATAAATTTAATTCGGGTAAGAAAAAATCTGGAGTATAATGTTTTTCTTTATCTTTTATTGTATATTTCCAAGGCTTACACCGTTCCCATTCAATTTTTCTTTCTTCTAAAAACATAGCAAACTTTTGCTCCCATGTTCCTTGAACTTTTTTACCGGCGACTGTAAACCATTTAGAACGTCCGCCGCGATTATTTGTGGATTGAATTATTGATAGTCGTTTGTTCGCTTCGTCGTTGGGCCTATTAGGACCATATTTTTCCAAAGCAAGTTTTCCAGCTTCGCTTAAAGTTCTTGCCACAATAAAACCAAGTCTATTTGCTCTCATATGGTCACTTTGAGTCAAAGGCGAGACAGACGAGATTTCTCTCATAGATTTTCCCTGGTTGTAAAGAACAGCATAACGCTTTGCCCTTTCAATCCATTTTGTTTGTTCATCATATTTTAATTTCATACAAGTATTTATATAAAACAGAAATTACAAACCGGCGCATTAACCATAACTGCCTACAATGCAAATTGGTCGGAAACCCCGGAGTCGAACCGGGTATTGCCTGCTCCCAAAGCAGGAGGATTACCGTCTTCCTCGTTTCCGTTGATTTGGTACCCCTGGAGAGACTCGAACTCCCAACACCTCGGACCTAAACCGAGTGACTCTTCCAATTGGCCTACAGGGGCATATGTTTGGTTGCGGAAACCCGATTTGAACGAGTGTCGTGAAGGTTATGAGCCTACCGCTGGGGCCTGATTACCACTCCAGCATCATTCCGCATCATGTTGTATTTAGTTCTTGGTTGGTGCCGGAGCTAGGAATCGAACCTAGAACATATTCCGTATGAGAGAATAGTGAATCCAATTCCACCGACATAATAGCTTCGGTCACTTTCGCAGACCGACAACGGATAGTTATTCAGGTGGTTCCCTTTTTTTGTATTGTCCATGGCTCATCAGGAAATCGTTATTCACTATCGACCCTAGAGGGATTAACCACCGTGGCCCGTTTTCTTAAATTGGCTTTGCGAGGTGTTCATTTAAGACCGACTACTTTTGCGTTTCGAACCGCGGTCGTCACCCATACCCCGGCTCATTTCGCCGGTGCTTTATCACTCGGGAGCTACCCGGGATTATTAAGCTATCGCAAACTTGGCGATCTGGAAGGGACTCAAACCCTCATACACCCGGGAGACAACCGAGGACATTAGTTCATTTATGATACCAGACCGTGATTTTTGGGGACAGTTTAAAGACTTGCCCTGGTCTGTATTTGGACGGATTTTGCTCCGCCGGGCGTGTTTGGTACCCGCAGGAAGAATCGAACTTCCATATTTCGGTTATCAGCCGAATGTTCTACCGTTGAGCTATACGGGCATAATTGGCGAAGGTGCGAGGAATCGAACCCCGGTCCGCAGGTTTGGAATCTGCTATTCTACCACTGAAATACACCAACATAAATTGGCGAAGGTGAGAGGAATCGAACCCCCGACGCTCGGTTTTGGAGACCGACGCTCTACCACTGAGCTACACCAACATGAATTAGTTATCCCCTTCGGAATCGAACCCACATCGCTCTCTAATCTGGAGACTGTGCGGTTTATAAAACCGGTGTTTTACCGTTAAACTATAGGGGTATTATTGGTGGCTTGGAGGGAGTTTCACCCTATCTTTTCCCTTATTAGGGGACTGCTTTGATTAAGCTACCGCGCCATAGTTCGACCTTTGCGCCATCCTTCTGGAATAACATCGGTCTTTTTGATCTTCTTGGTTTCTTGGTTGTTTGTTATCCACATGGAACCGAACTGGGAACTTTGTTCACCTGTGTTTCTTCCTTTAAGGCATTTACTTATCTTCTTTTTAGTATCTTCTGTATGTTTTTTGCCTTTGAAATTATTATATTTTGCCAAGCCGTCTATATGAACATTAGCAAAATTTATTTTTGATGTTCTATGTCCCGCGGCCACTCTGGATGGATGATTTTTGACTTGACCAGAATTTCGTTTATGAAAGTTTTCAGACTTCGACCAATATTCTCTATTGAGATATGACCAGCCACCATGACCACCAGAACATAAATTATAGGTGTCTTCTCGTTGGCAAAATTCTTCTGTAACCAGTTCCGCTTCCTTGGCATTCATTTCTTGTTCGGTATCAAATACATGAAGGATTTTCTTTTCAAGGACTTCTTTACCATGTTTTTCGATAACTCGTCTTATGAGTTTACCAGAACCCATATAGCCATCATCCAATTTTTTTGTTTGATGTTTACCGATATAGATTTTACCGGTTCTGGTATCGGTCGTTTGATAGATCGTATAGAACATAAGATACCTCGTTTGTCTAATAGTCTTACATATGGCTATTTAGACAAACGAGGTTCTCTATGTCGACCCGACGAGACTCAAACTCGCATTATCCACATTGAAAGTGTGGTTTCCTATTTCATTTAGAAGACGGGTCGGTATTGGAGGAGAACAATGTAATCGAAACATCGGGGCTACTAACCACCGGCACGGTATTCAACACCGCTTTGCCACCTTGGCGCTGCTCTCCATGAATTTGGCTCCTGTGACACGGCTCGAACGTGTAACTTCCGGCTTAACAGGCCGACTCCCCTCCCAATAGGGACCCACAGGAAAAAACTTTGGTACCCGGGATAGGATTCGAACCTACATAAATCACACCGTGTAAAGGTGCTGCTTCCCCATCAAGCCAACCGGGCAAAGTGTTTGTTATTACTACCGCCTACTAGCATTTTGTTGGATACCGCACCATCGGCGTCCAGAATGTTGGTGCCTAGTAGACAGTAGAAATAACAAATTTATCACAAACATTGCGCGACTGGAGGCAGGCGAAATCCTCTGGCTACCACACGTCCCTTGTGGATGGTCGCTAACTTTGGAGGATACGGAGGGAATCAAACCCTCGAATACACGGTTTAAGAGACCGTTGGTATAGTCACCACTACCTTCGTATCCATATATGTGCTGTAATCCTTGTTGTTTATTCGCTATTATTTTATAATAGTTCGATATTCAACAAGGATTACAGAATGAGGACCGCCTGGGAATCGAACCCAGATCTAACAAACTTAAAAGGATTGCCCTATAGCCACTACTAGGAAGCGGTCCATTAATTTTTGGGGCGGGAGGTTTAATGCACCGTTCCCCGTAAGTGCAACGTTTGAAGCTAGGCCACAACGCCATCTCTTTTTGGGGCGGAGCCGGGAATCGAACCCTGGTCTCTTGATTCACAGTCAAGAATTCTGCCACTGAACTAGCAACGCCATATTTGAATTGGGGCTCTTGACAGGACTCGAACCTGCATTATGTCTCCTTCGTAGGGAGGTGCCAAATCCATTTGACTACAGAAGCATGATTGGTGCATCGGGAAGGAATCGAACCTTCAAAGTAAAAAACGGGAGATTTACAGTCTCTTAGGCTCACCACCTGCCTAACCAATGCATATAAAATAAACGCTAGAACGGAATCGAACCGTTTCTATTCCCAACTTTACACCAGTAGCCTACACATTCCCTTGGGAAAGTTTTGTTGTGTAGAACATCAAGCGTTTATAAAAAGGGGGAACTCGACGCTTCGCCAAAAGCGGAATTCAACCCAGTAATTTTCAGAGAAAGGGGAGTTGAACCCCTTTGATAGAAATTAGTTCGGTGTCGACCCCTTACTAACTTCCGAAACATTCAAGTTTCTTAACACGCCCGCACCCTTAATTTGGCAGCCATAACAGGAATCGAACCTGTATTCGGTATTCGCAAGATATACCGGACTTTCTTACTTGCGGCTTAAAAGTCAGCCCCCAATGGGCATAGGCTATAATTTGGAGAGCATGGTCGGAATCGAACCGACTTCAATTTCGCTTTGCAGGCGAAGACCTTACCATTCGGCATCACGCTCATTGTAAACAGTTTTGAAGAAAGGTGATCCGGGGCTCCGCACCCTCCATATGTCTAGTAATTACTCTCCGCCGTTTGCAACCGACTTTGAATTCTAATCATATGCCCTCTAGTGACCCTCATATGTAAACCTCTGGAAACATACTTGTTACGGACTCTAGCAGTTTATTCCTCGTAGATTGTGGAACCACATTTCATCAAAAATGTTTATTTAACCAATTCTCTGCTATCGGTGTCCACATCAAAGATGCTTCGTTGCCCTCCAGACAGGCCCTACCTCACTCACAGCCGCAGGTCGCTGTACTCGTTTACTTCTGGGTTTTTTACGTCTTTGCTGACTGCTACATGAAACCCCAGGATTCTGATTTCATAATCGTTCTCTATTTATTTTCTGTGTCCATAACTATCAGCCGAACGATTTGCTTCTAGTAGTTTTAACGGACTAACTCTTGACCAATCTCTTTCGTTCTCTCCTCTAACTCTCTCGTTTGTTTCTCTATCTTAATTTGATCATACGCTATTTTTCGGCAAATGTCAAGCACTAATTTCACTTTTTTCAAATAAACTTTTCACAAAAGATTATCGAATTACCAGGAAAAACCAAACTCACATTCTCAAGAAATTCTTCTTCGGTTCTAGCGGATTTCACGCGAACCCAGTTATTACTCTTTTTTAATCCACCATCATTCCAAACGTCACTCATCAAGGCTGCATCACCAGAGAACCAGGCTCCTGTTTTTCCGAATTGCGCTACAATCTTTTTCATAATCTCTCTCTTGGTTCTTGATCTTACTATCTGATCATGCACTATTTCTGACCAAATGTCAACCCCTAAATGCAATAAAACTCAAAAAAAATGCCCCATCCTATATTCTAGGGTGGGGCATGAAAGTTACTACTTTTACTACTTAAACTTTCATCATCCCATCCCGGTTCCGCCAATATTATCTTGGCGTTTCGCCCAGGCGCAACTCACCATCGGAAATGATTCCGACAATAGATATGACGTATGGGCGAGTAATATGGAAGTCATGGTCTTTTCTTTATTTGTAGCCAGTAACGAAGGCTTGTTGTTCACTTTTATTTATACGTTTGGTACCAGGGATTTGAAAAAAGATCAACCTTTTTTATCCATGATGTAGGGCGCCATGTTCTTGGTTTCGTCTTTACCAAGGCTGGTGTTCTTGCGCTCTTTATGCGCTTCCATCTGGTTCAAAACCCGACGGATAGGATTCTTGTTAGCAATCCGAACCGACTTCAAGGTCTTCTTCGATACGTTGCGACCGGTACCTTTCGATACCTGCTTGGTGCGCTTGTTCCTTACTGACGACATTTTTTCTCTCCTGTTTCTATTTTACGATCATACTCTGTCTGACCGCTTTTGTCAATACTTTTTTAGGCTTCTTCTATATAAACAACACCGATGCCTA